TGAAGATTTAAAATCTAATGCATATGTAAACTTTCTTTTTATCTCATAAGAAACTCTTGTTCCTTTATCAGGACCACCATATTCTCTTACTCGTAATATTGAACTTGGTATACCATAACAATTTAACAATCCTTTCATTGCCCTCATAGTACCTTTTGTCTTCAGAAAGAAAGGTGTATTTGCTAAAATTCTTTTCCATATTTCTTCTGTTACCTGGTCTTGTGGTGATTCATATTTAGTAGTACCATCTGCTTCTTTACCCAACAAATATTCTGGAAGTATCATTAAATCATTACCATTAGTAAGTTCAAATCCCATACTCCTAGCAACTTCTCTAACAATATCCTTTGATATACCCTCTGATAATTTATTACTTCTTTCATTTATATCTGTGAAGTGTTTTAGATAACTCCAAATCTCATCGAATTGTTGTCCAGTCATATCAAGAAAATCTATAAATGTATTATTTTGAGTATCAGTATTTACATGAAGTGGTATATTATTAGCTAATCTATCACGATTGTTTCTATCAAAATCTTCTGCATATCCTCTCCAAGTATCAAACCAAGTTGTTGCTGCAGAACCACTCGTATGAACTAATGTATATGGTGAAGATGAATTTGACTTAGGCCAAGAAGCTGAGTAGTATTCTCCAACTGAACTCGAAGCGTATGAAGATGATTCAAAATACATATAATGTTCTAATGGATCAAATGAATTAATTACTCTTCGTTTTTTAGCATTCCATTCACCAATAGTTTCTTCAGAACCAGTTATATCTTGAAATGAATCACTTGATGAAACATATAATTCAATTAATTCTAATTTCGTTTTAAAATTATCAATTCTTTTTTCTGCACTACTAAAGTGAATGTGATTAGCAAATCCATAATCTGTTATATCACTTCCTAAATAATCTGTTCTTCTTGTATAATCAACATTGACTTGGGTATCAAGTAAACTTTGTGAAACTAATTTATTTTGAATATCTTCTTGTACTCCCGAATCTGTTCCGATTAATTGAGTATAGTTATTAAAGTTTGTTCCACGAAAATTTATTGGATTATTAGTAGAGTTAAAATCTGGTAATCTTAAAAATAATATTTCAGGATCTTCCTCTACAAATGGAACTAAAGTAATCGTATCTTCATATGGCTCCATTTTCTCTTCTACGAAATAACATAAATCCATTTCTTCTGTTTCTTCTACCTTATCGTATAACTTTACTAATCTTGAAGTTTCAGCTCCAAATGGATTTTTTAAATAATTAAGTACTAAGTGATAACTTCCATTACAAACCATATAAGTATTTAATCTTTCAACTTGTCCTTTTTTGAAATTAACAAAACATTCATCAAATATTGCTCTTGAATTATCTTCACCACTATGTTCAAATTTATTTGCACCTTGTTCATATGATGTATCAACTCTTATTCTATTATTGTCCAACACCTCAACAATTGTTCCAACATAATCAATTGGTATTACAATTTCTGGAGCTGGTACTGGAACCGTTGGTACATCAGCTGATCCCTTACTTATAGCTATTGCCCCTCTAATATTTTCTGGAGTTACACTTGGTGGTGGGTCATTAACTACAACTTCATTATTTGCAATATATGGTGTACTATAAGTCATTCCCTCATTGTCAGTAGAAGAATCTCCACCCATACTCCAATCATCACCTTCATCCATAGCTCTCAACATAGTGATTTGTCTTTCTCTCCACATTTCAAACTTCTTCATTGATTCCCACTTACCAAGAGTTGCACAAACAACATTGTTTGCAACTATTGTGTGGTGTTTATCAAGAATTAAATTATAAACATTAAGTGGTTTAGATTGAAATAACTTACCAATCTCATGAGCCTTATACCATTTACCACGATACTTCATTGGATGGTTATCTGTAGTTATTAGATTTTTAAATTTAGAAAGTGTATCACCATAAGGTCTTTCATCTTTAATTACTTTTAATATTTTTGCATAACCAATTTCTGTTTTGACTTTCATTCCATGTCTTAAATATTTTATTGGAACTTGTCTACCATTACTTAATTTTACTTTAGTATTCCCTGTAAAACAAACACCTGAAAACTTGTCGTTCCCACCAACCATTTCTTCATCTACTGCTCTTACATTAATCTGCTCATCTACAGTTGGTTGTTCTACTCCTGCAGTTACATCAGCAAAAATATCTATATTTGAAAAATCTTCTGGAGTGAAAATTGTTGGTGGAAGAGTTACAGGTTCAATATTTTCTGCAATCTGAGCTCCAGTAATACTATACATACCTTTAATTGTTATTTTACCACCAACCATTGCATCACTAAATCCTGGTTCTTTATCGTGTGGTGTTAATACTAATATATTTGGGTCGGTTAAATCAAATCTTATTTTACCTGAAGTAGAATTTGTAAGTGGCGTATAAGTTATCCACGAATTTATTTCTTTTATTCTCTTTTTATAAAGTGCGTTTTGAATATTTTGAGTATCTACTTCAACTTCTGTTTTATCAGCAGATATTTTCTTTACAACATATTTTAATTCTTTTGGAAATATTTCTTTTAGTTCTTGTCTTGATTGTCTTTTACCAAATTTTTTAGTTGAGAAATATTTTGTTTTTCCATTAATAACTTTTGTTTGAACTTTACCAACATGAACCTCACCATCTTCATTTATAAATACAGTTTGTTCTTTTCCAGCAATTCTCTTTAGAAACAAATACTTAACTTTATAAGTTCCTTCTGTAAAACCCATTTGTCGTAAATGTCCACCTATATCTAAATCAAGTTTTCTATCATCAGGAAATACATCTCCTGCTGGAAATATTTCATCTCCAACTAATACATCGTCTTCATCAGTAGTTAAGTCTTCTGATTGATAAACATAGATATGAATATAATCTTCATTTCTTCTACCAAATCCAGAAGGTAACAGTCCAGGAATTTCTAATTGTTCTTTATCTTTTTGATTTAATCCGTATTCTAACATTAATCACCCTCTGCTACTTTTGCAAGTTCTTCTTGTAATTCTGTTATAGTTTCATCTAATGTTATATTCAATTCATCTTGAGCATCTATCTTAGATTGTAATTCTATTCTCATTCCCTCAAGTTCAGGAGGTGTTACTTCTGGTTCTTCAGGTGGTACTTCAGTAAGTAATTCATTAAATACTGATTTTCCATTCCCGCCTAATTCTTCAGGACCAAAAAACTTTAACCACAAGTCTTTATTTGAAGATTTTTGTACTACAGGAAGTCTAACATATTGGTGTTCCTTTTCCATTGAAGCACCTGGATTTTTAGGGTCTTCGTATGATAATAAAAATCCTCTATCATCTCTCAATGGGTCTGTTGCATCAAGTGCAGAACCAGACATTGCAGCTCTTTTCTTTTCTTCTTCTAAATGTTTTAAAAGTTTATGTTCGTCTGCATCTTGTACATTTTTATAATAATCTGTATTTCTAGCTTGTTTTATTGTATAGGGCATTTTATCTCACCACTTTAAATTCATATCCGTCATCATATACTAAAGATGATTCATCTGCTCCGCTTCCACTTACTACTTTAATTTCAAACTTATAATGTCTTTCTGGTTGTAACCCATCCATCCACAAATTAAAATAATTACCTGTTGAATCACAACTAACTATTGAACCTGTACTAAATGGTATTATTACATCATCAGTTAATGAATCTTTTACTGAATAGTAAGTTCCTTGGCCGAGAGCCTGACTTCCACTTGGTAAAGATTTTACAGTTAACGCTGCGGGTGTAGTAGAAAATCCTCTTGTTGGATATAGTTCTCTACCTACTAATCTGAATTTTACTTTTGATTTTTCTTTATATTCAGATTTAATATTTTTAAAATAAACAGTTAGGTTATCTAAATCGGATGAAGCTAAAGCACTTAAACTTCCAGTACTCCATACACTATCATCCCACTCTACTTCTAACTTTGGTGGAAAAATTGTATTTGTCTCTCGTGAGAAAAATTTTAAATGTCCAATATGATTAGTATCCCCTTCAGCTGAACCTGTTGCGGTTGTTGGATCGAATATTGAATACATACTTTGTGATGTTGCTACATTTTGTCTCTTTACAATAAGCCCATTATTTGGAAATATAGAACTTGAATAAATATGATTTTTAACTAAATCACTTACATCCATTCTAATATCTTTAGTTTCATAAACTAAATTTTCTGAAGAGCTAACTTCATATTGACTACTAATACTTGAAGTAAACCAAGTACCACCTTGTGTTGTACTACCACTCACCCATTCAGTTTTTGTTGTATCGTTATCTCGATATTTCCAACTTGCCCCATCACTTAATACTGGGTCTCTACTATAAAATCCTGTTCCACCTGACCAACTTCCACTTACCATATAAGTGTATAGAGTTTGTTCTACTGCTAATTCTTCTGAACTTGCATCATATAAATTTAAATAATATTTTGCATCGCTTGGAATAACTCCGGTATTTACTTGATTAGTAATATAACTATAATCAAATTTAATAAGTATTCGAGATACTCCAACAGATGTTCCCGCTGAATTAACTTCTTTTCTAACTTCTAATATTTGATCAATTCCTGTATTGATAGAAGAACTTACATTTCCCTCATAAATTGTTGTGTCTACTACTGGATATTCAAAATAATACATTATACATCTCCTACTACTCTACCCGAAATATCAGTATTTGGGAATTTTAATTCGAAAATACAAGGGTCTAATGATGGATAAATAACTCCATCTTTGGTTGCTGATTGTAAATCATATACATGGCCAGTATATCCACTTTCTGTTTGCCATTCATTATCAATAACTACCATTTGTTTTTGTGGATTATCATCTTCTGGTGGAACAATACTTGCCACACCATCCACTAATGAAATTGCATAAGCAATATCACTTAAAATTATTGGTTGTCCAATTTGCCATTTCTTAATATCAAAATATTTCTTAACTGATTCTATTGCCCTTAACAATACTTCATTTTTATTAAATCCTCTTTGAGTAATAATTGAAAATCTACAACTAATATTTACAATATATGCATCTTTAATATTAATTGCATCTGTTAAAATTCTATATTGTGATAGATATGTTTTTAAATTATTTTTTACAGCGTGGTTTAATGTTACTAAATTCTGATTTGCATCATATCCTAAAGTATAAAAATTTAATGCTAATGGATTAGGTAAAGTACTTATAGATGTGTTTTTAGAAATTTTACCATTCTTAACAATCAATTTTGTATTCTCTTCTAACTGTTCATCTTGAACGATAAAACATTTAGCAATATTACCATACTTTTGTGGTAATGAATAAACTCTAATTATATAATCCTCTTTGGTAACTGCTCTATTTTGTGAATTAAAATATGCTAATGCATTCTGTCTAACTTGTTCATTTGTCTCTCCACTTGAACCACCAGTTGCAGATTCTTCATTAGTAATAACTAAACTTGTTTTCATATCACTTACTTTTGTACCATTTAATCCTGTATCATCAAATGTCCAACTAACATTATCGAGATTTGTAATTGTACCTGAAAGTGCATTATCTTTAACTGAACCACCATAAGTATAAGTTACGGTTAATGTAGTATTACTTGGAGCCAATCCAAAAGTTTTGGTTTTCAAAAAATTACTTGGATCAAAAGATTCATCCAATTTATTAACACCCAATGATAACGATGAACCAACATTATCTGGATTTGGAATTATTTCTTCATCCGCATTTGAACTAATACCTGAACCAAATCTTATTTCTGTTTTACCATCACTACGGACATACTTTGTAAATCTTTTAGCAGTTTTAATTAACTTTAATAAGAAAGGGGATTCCTTTTTATATGATGTTAAATCAGGACTATTATTATCAGAATTTTCCATTGAAGCAAAAACAGTATCTTGAGCCAAGAATGGAACTTCATACCATTTTTCTTCTTTACTATCTGTTATTGACATAATATCAATTACTTTATTATTACTTAAAATTATTTTATCGAATTTAGTAGCATTACCAAAAGTAAATGTTTGTGATGTTTTAGTACCTGATTTACAAATTCCTTTTTTCGTCAATGTAAAATGTGTTGGTGTGGTTTCATCAAACTTTGAAACTCTTATATCCATATTATCTAAAGAACTCGATACTTTAAAATTAATATCATCCGCCAATCTAAATGTTGTTCCATTAGTAGATGAGAATGTACTATCACCTGCTAATATTGGTGCATAATCTAAATCTGGTTGGTAAGTTTCTCCAACTTGTAATGATGGAACTTCTACACTAAAATCACATATTGCTGTAGCTGGACTTGATAGTTTCGGTTCATATCCAAATGATTGGGCAATTTTATAAATATTTTTCTTTTCTTCTGCTGCATGTAATAATGATTCACGATATTGATTATCAATATAAAATCCTAATACATCTCCTACATATGCTGCCATCTCTATAAACATCATTCCAGGACTTGATTCATTAAAATCATTATATGTATTTGGAAAGTATGTCTTTGCAAATTCCATTAAATTGTTTCTTATATCAGAAAATTCTCTACCAAGATATTGGACTTCCTTTTTCTCTACTTTTTGATTTGTATTATAATCGACGGCCATTCTATCCTCCTGTATTAAAATTAAATGTCATTGTCTCAATTGAATCAGGGTCATCTGTATCTACTCTAAACTCAAGTGAAACCGTTACCTGATTAGGATTAGATTCATCCTGTATAGTAAAAATATTTTCAGCTGTAATATAAGGTAACCATATTGCTAAAGCTTCTCTAATTGCACTATCAATTTTATCTCCAATAGTACCAGTTACTGGTTCAAATAAAATTGCAGGTAAATCACTACCAAACGCTGGTTGTCCAAGTCTTTCACCTTTTTGTGTTAATAATAAATTTTTTATATTAGATGATGCTTGTTCTTTTAATGTTGTTGAGCGGGGAAAAAATCCCTCACCACCTACTCCATATGTTAATGGAAAGGTACATCCGAAAAAACTATCTTCGTCCTCATTTAATGCTGCTACTGATGGATTGTTTATATCTCTTGTGTTCATTATCTATTACTTTTCATCTTATTGTGTTTCATTAACTTACTATAATCCTTTGTTAAAGCATCTTGTACATGGTCTGGAACTTGATTAGCTGAAACTCCAGCTTCTTTCATAGTTTGTACTGCTCCAACTTCTCGTTGTGTTTGTTTATCTCCACCATAACCTAATAATTCTGATGCTCTTGTTGAATCAAATGCACCACCACCCATTGTTGGATACTCATCCATTTCTTGTGATTTTTCATTTAAACCAACCGTTTCATTTAGTATATCGTTCAGAGTTTGGTTCTCAGTATATTGTACTGGTTCTCTTTTCTTTACTACTTTTTTCTTTCGAACTGGCTGTGTAAGTGATTTGAGAGAAGTAGATTTCTTCTCGGTTATAAATATATGTTTAACCTGTTTTTTAACTTCAATTCGTACTACTTCTTGTATTATTTTTACAAGGTCTTTTTTAGTCATGTTTAACTCCTTTACGCACCTGATGGTACTTTATAGCCTGTAAATACAGTTGGTACATTTCCCAATGGAACTCCTATCCCCTGTACTTGTTTTGCGTGTGTATCAAATGCTTTTATCAATTGATCAATAAAATCATCCACACTTTTATTTTTCATTCCTTCCGCGTCAATAAATGCTCCAGTAACACCTGGAACTACTACAACACACATATTACTTGAAACGGCTCCTGTCCAATATATTTTTAATGCCGTATCTAATGCAACTGAAAATGGTGGAACTGGTAATGGGTTTTTCAAACACATATTTAACATTCCTGCCATTAATTTTTTTAATGGTGATTTAACTATTATTCCTGGA